TTATTCCGTCGTTTTTGTGGCATTTGTGGCAAAATTTGTGGTGTTTTCGTCTGTTTTTAGTGTGAAAAAAGCATCTACTTTAGACTGATTATGTTGACGCAAATTAGAACTTAGATGACTATAGTATTTTAATGTTGTATTAATATCATCATGACCAAGCCTATCCGCGACATATATTATATCCATACCAGCTTCTACACATAAGCCGGTATGCGTATGTCGTAGCTTGTGTAATGTCACTGGTTCAGAATTAATTGTATTACATATCTTCTTCAAAGCTTTATTACATGACGCGTTGTCAATGGGCTTATTGTGGTAAGTGATGAATAATAACATCAACGGATTCTGTATATCATGTTCTTTCATATAATCAGTATGCCATGTAAGATAAGACTGGAAATATTGAACGGTGGAGTTATCAATATAAATCACACGTGATTTTTTCGTTTTAGTATCAATGAATGTATTAGTATACTTGTAATCCCAGGCTTTATTGACTGTTATAGAACGTTTATTGAAATTAATATCTTTCTTTGTTAGTGCAATAATTTCTTCGAACCTCATACCTGTCTGTACTGCTAAAAAGATAACTGCTCGTGATATAGAATGAATTTTTGCAAGTTCTTCTAATAATAAATGAACTTTGTCCGTTTCCATAAATTGTGCTTTTGTTTTTGCCACATCATGTCCGCTTATATGAGCGCCTATGGCTGGGTTTTTCTTCATGTAGCCTAAATGGACAGCTTTATTAAAAATCGCTCTAATTTTGCGGTGTCTGGTATCTACGGTGGATATTGCGTAGTCGGCAGATAAATGATTAATAAATTGTTGATACTGCACAGCATCAATCGAATTAAGTTTAATTTTTTCATCGAAATAATCAACGAACTGATTATAAGCAAAATCATATAAATTAATTGTAGATTGACTGCTTTTTCCATCTTTAAAAGTTTTCATGAATAGTGTATAAAAATCTTTGAAGTTCCATTCTTTTAACGAACTACTATCATGCTGAACTTGTTTTAAGAGTTTAGATGCTTTATACATTAAGTTTGTTTCACTTGTATCTGTCAAACGCTTTTCTTTCCATTCACCGTCGACTTTTATGCGCAAACGAACGGCGTATTTTCCGTTTGTTAATTTTTTTATCTTCATTAATACCACCACCTGTTTATTTTTGGAACATATGTTCTTTTGAAGGGTATAGCAAATTATGGTAAAATGAATTTGCATACTCTATGTGTGTATTTAGAAACGCTTGTCTCTGTGCGGGGAGGGCGTTTTTTTTGTTATTTTTAATTAATTATGTTCTCCGGTCCATGTCCATGATGAATCATATAAATGAATTTCATATGGTCCATCATTTTTCACATCAAAAAATACATTTCCGGTATAAGTTTTTCCAGGTGCAACTTCTTCTACAATAAAATCTTTAGAAGAAACTTCTCCTTTTTCATCGTTTCCATCATATATTGAGAATTCTGCCGCATTAGCAGTATAAGATTCTGTTCCAGTATTTTTAAATTCAACTATGGCTTTAATAAAATAATTACCGGTGCTTTCATCTTCAGCTGTAGGAGTGACCTTTTGTACCTCTTTTATTTTCACATCCACAGAGGTTCCATCGTCTTCATTACTAAATGATTCTACATCTCCTATGCTTAAAGACTCTGTTTCATCTGTGTTCAAAGATTCATCATTGTAGTTATCTTCGCTATCATCTGAATATGAATCTTCTTGAGAAACAGAATCATTAGTTGTGTTTTTAGATACGCCTTCCTTAACAGCATTAAAACCACCAACTGCTAAAACAATAGTAAAGATTATCCCTAATATCACTGATGATATTGTAGTAATTAACCCAGCCTTTCTTGTTCTTTTAATACATAAAAGAACGATTCCCGTTACTAGTCCAAAAAAGCCTAGCACTAACATAAGCACTGATAAACCAATCATTTCATTTCTCTCCCTTTATTATTTTTTATATAAACACAATAGTGTAAATACCTAACAAGCAATAATTTGAATGCTACTTCTAAAAATAATTACATAGCCATTACATTCAACTGTATTTCCGTATTTGTTCTTATAGTATTCAATAGAATGTTTTAAAAAATCTTCTGTCACTTCTAAAAAATCTGCAACTTCATAGTATTCTGTAAATCCTTCATAATAAGCATCGATAATTTTTCGTAGAGGTACTAGTGACTCATAACCCCAATTTCTAGCGAGTTTTTCTTGTTTTCTATCATTAACTGTTTCCTGTTTGATAATATTGCCAACGGTCAAATGATGATGACCAATTTCCTCTGCCAACGTGCAACGCATTTCAACATCGCTCTGATTCGGATTTACAAAAATATGTTTATTGTAATACAGCCCCTTGTGAGTATTTTCCATTTTTGTATCTTCTATGATGGTTAATTCAGGATATTGCTCTCTGTATTTATCTAACCACATACTTCCAACTCATTTCCTATTTGTATTTTTGTTGAATGAAATCAATATATTCAAGTATTTTCTTCATGTCTTCTTCGGTTGCCGCGGGATCAATGTGTGCCGCTAAAGTTGCTGCTTCCGGCGGGATGTCGGAGTCAATGATTGGGTTGTCAGTTCTACCGAGCAAATAGTCCGTAGAAACGTTGAAATAATCGGCAACCTTTTTAATAACATCTGCCTTCGGGCTACTCTTTTTCCATGTGTAGAAAATATTTTCGCTCAATCCAATTTCAATAGCCACATCTTTCAGATTTTTATCTCGCTTACTTGCTAAATCTTTTATTCGATCAAACATACTCATATCAATCATCCTCAAATAATTATTTAAATTAATTATAAAACTTTGTAATAAATCGTTGACTAAATTATAAAACTTTGTTATTATATTTTTGTACCCAATAATATTCACAAATATAATTACTAAATATATACTGTAGCAATTGAACATTAATAGTACAAAAGGCATTGGTATCATTGCTTATTTCCTGTGCCTTCATTGTATAAAACTTTATAAAAAATGTCAAGATTATTCGTGAATATTATTTACTTTTATAATAGTGAGGAGGTCATAGAATGTCAACAGAGTTGAAATATAGAGTAAGGGCAGCGCTTGCATTGCGAGGGAAAACCCAATCTTGGCTTGCACAAGAACTTAATATTCATCCCGGGCAGTTGTCAAGAATTATAAACGGACGAGATAACACGGTTAAGCACATCTTACGTATCAAAGAGTTTTTAAATATTGAGTAAAGGAGGGAAATCAATGAACGAATTACAAAATTTTAATTTTGAAGGAAATAATATTAGAACCGTGTCCATTAATGATAAATTTTATTTTATTGGAAAAGATGTGGCTGATGTGTTGGGTTATTCTGAAACAAATGCAATGACAAAACGACTGGATGAGGAAGATTTCATATCCGCTAAATTGGAGGGTATGAATATGAATTCTACACTTATTAACGAATCCGGATTGTATTCCGCGATTATTGGGAGTAGATTACCAGCTGCAAAGAAATTTAAACGATGGGTAACATCGGAAGTTTTACCGTCTATTCGGAAATATGGTATGTACGCGCGTGATGAATTGTTAGATAATCCAGAACTACTATTAGATGTAGTAACATCACTCAAAGCAGAGAGGGAAAAACGTTTGATTGCGGAACAACAAGTAAATGAGTTGCAACCTAAAGCTACTTACTATGATTTAATTCTCCAAAACAATTCACTGGTTTCAATTAGTAAAATTGCCAAAGATTATGGAATGAGTGGGGTGACTTTAAACAAAAGGTTACATGATTACGGTGTTCAATTCAAACAAGGGAAAACATGGTTGTTGTACCAAAAATACGCTGATAAAGGATATACCCAAAGCAAGACGGAAATTGTAAATGGTGGAAAAACTACAGTTATGCATACCTACTGGACGCAGGCAGGAAGATTGTTTATTTATGACTTACTAAAAACGGAGGGTGTTTATCCGACTTTAGAGAAAAATTATGAAAATTCATTTGAAAGGAGATGTTGGAATTGAGTTTACTTTTTTCCAAAATGATAGATGACGCATTGGATTTAATAAGTCGGAGGTTGGCAAATAATGATGACTTCAAATCATTATCTGAAACACAACGACATACTATCAGAACAAAGCTGAACATTAATGATTCAACATCTATTATCTTAGGAACAGAAAAGAACGATTTTTTGGTAGGTGTGGAATTTACATTAGAAATGTTAGATATTTTGAATGATAAGTGCAAGTCCAAAAAAAATAATCATTGAAATGTTAGAAATAGATATTGATTAAGAAAGGAGAATAAAAATGGCACGTCCTGTAAAGAACAAACATAGAGCTATAAATTTCTTGTATGGTGTTTGGACATTAGAAGAATTCGCACAAGCTAGTCCAAGAACTTACGGTTGGTGGTTAGATAACATAAAAGACTTTCCAGAGCTTGCAGAATTTAGCAATTGGGCTACGAAAAATCAACGTGAAGCGTGGGCATTTGATGCAGTAAAAGCGAATGATTGGCTGATTAAAAAATTTGTATATAAGGAGGTCTGAAAATGATTGATGAAGTCGAACTATTACTTGCCAAAATACGAAAATATGACCCAAATTTTTGTCCTAAATCAACGGGTAAATATTTACTCACAGAGCTTCAATCTCGGCATTTAGACCACGAAATAAAACACAAGAAGAGACCAAAGTACAAGCATAGATTTGCGAATTCGATTGAGCGGCATTGGTAAAAGAAAAACCCACAGCTATAAATAGTAAGTTAGAGCTTACTAAAACTGTGAGTTACGAAATAATATTTGTATTAATTATAGCACAGATGTGGAGATAAGAGAATGAAAAAATTTTTAAATGAACATGAAAGTAAGCTACTAGTATTTCTGTTTTGTTTCCAAGTCGGAGCATTATTATCAGTCACATATATTGTAGCAGAGTGGATTAAAATATTCTTGAAATGAGGTTTTTAAATGAAGTTATTACGATTTTTTGGGCTAATAAGTATTGATGAAAACGGAAATGAATATATTGAAAAATCAGATAGATACACATTGGTTTGTTTAGCTTTGACTGTGTTGATCGCACTTGTTGTAGGAATCGGTGGATTGATATTAAATGGCTGAATTAATAATGATTGTTGCTTTGATACTTCTATTAATGCTGCTTGCAAGGAATGATAGAGAATGAATGTAGAAAATCCGCTGATAGTTGATGATTACTGGGATGATGGATTTCGACACTGAGGAATGAGGCGAAGGCATGACACTAACAACAGAAACAATTAATAATTTAATCGGAATAAAAGAATCATATCAAGCATCTGATGCGCTAATGAAAATATTGTTTGATAGAGAAAAACGAGAAGAGATATTTAAGCAGTTTTTACAACATGATACGCATTTAGAAAAAGATTGGTTTCACGTCTATTTTGAAGAAGAGCATGCGAATAAAAAGAAATATGCACAAGATTTTACACCAACTGCAATAAGTAATGTTGCCTCACAACTGGTACGAGGATTAACAGACAGTCAGGGCGGAACAAGATTAGATGTTGCTGCCGGAACAGGTAGTTTAACGATTTGCAAATGGTATGAAGATTGCCTAAAATATTCGCCGTTTGATTATCTACCATCTATGTATTTGTATCAATGTGAAGAATTATCAGATCGTGCGTTACCTTTCCTTCTTTTCAATTTATTAATTAGAGGAATGAACGCAACAGTTATTCACGGGGATGCGCTAACAAGAGAAGCGAAACAAGTGTATTTCATTCAAAACGATAAAGACGATTTATTAAATTTTAGTTCTTTCAACATCATGCCACACAGTGAAACCGTAGAGAAGGAATTTAATATTCATAAATGGATAGAACCAGTTATCGAACATATAGAAAGCCCTCTTTCAGTAGCTGATAGATATTTAAATGAGTTAGAAATAGAGGACGAAGAAGCATCACAATTGAAACTTTTTTAGGAGGGAGAACATGACTAAGAAGCAAAAAGAAATACTATTTTGTGACTATTTTGAAGAGTGGGTCGAAGTGTATAAAGTTGGAGCAATTGCAAAAATAACACTAGCTAAATATTATAATGCAGCAAAACAACTTCGAGATATATGCCCAAAACTTTTTATCTCAGATTTTGACAGACGAGAATATCAACGAATTATTAATGTTTATGCTGAAACACATGAGAAACAGACAGTTAAAGATTTTCATCATCATGTGAAAGCGTGCATTAAAGATTTGTTTCACGATGGATTAATAGATAAAGACCCAACATACCGAGTTGTTATCAAAGGTGCAGAACCGACAAGAGCGAAAAAACGCAAATTTTTACAGAAAGATGAGTTATCGAAGTTATTAAAATCACTCGATACGAGCCAAATTGGCTTCGGATGGTTCGTATTGCTAGTAGCTAAGACCGGGATGCGCTATGCCGAAGCTTTAGCCATTACCCCTGCTGATTTTGACTGGACAGCACAGACTATATCTATCAACAAGACATGGGATTACAAATATAACAAGGGATTTGCTAAAACAAAAACATTGTCGTCAGTAAGGACCATCAAAATAGACTGGCAAATCGTCGGGCAGTTCAAACCACTTATAAAAGATTTACCAGAAAATGAACCCATTTTCGTTGAAAAATTTGGAGACGGCACTTACAAACGTCAATTCAATTCAACTATCAACAATTTTTTAGCTGCTAAATGCAAAGAAACGGGCATTACACAGATTAGCTTTCACGCATTGCGGCATACGCATGCAAGCGTATTGCTGGCAGAAGGTGTTTCGATTCATACGATTTCAGCACGATTAGGCCATGCTGACGTAGGTGTCACACAAGAAACCTATGCGCATGTGTTAGACGAATTACAAAAGAAAGATGATCAAAAAATGTTATCTGTCTTGATGCAGATTGCGTAGCGAGGTGATTAGATGCGAAAAAATTGGACAGATGAGGAAATCAGAGTTTTACAGAATAATTACGAATACGTAGACACTGAAATAATAGCTAATTTTTTAAATCGCTCTTATCATTCAATAAAAAACAAAGCGGTGCGACTTGGAATCAGTAAAAACTCGGAGTGGACAGAAGATGAGGATATTTATTTAGAGTATTTTGTTTATGAAAACGACGACAATATTAGCAAAGCTGCCGAATTTTTAGGACGTACAAAAGATGCAGTTATAAACAGACTAGTGAAGTTAAGAAAAAGAGATTCTTCAGTTTCTTTTATTAGGCGTCCGTGGACCAAAAAAGAAGATGAGATACTAAAAAATAATTATATTATTATGTCGAATGACCAATTAGCTGAACGATTAAGAAGAACAAAAGCCTCTGTAGCGGCAAGAAAGGTACTGTTAGGACTGACAAACAAACACATGTCTAAAGAAGATGACAAAATGATTCGTCATCTTGGAAATCAAGGGTACACAATCAAAGAGATTTCAGCAGAAATGAATTTGTCTTATTGCTTAGTTAAAAACTATATAAGAAATCACAGAATCAATTATAGAAGGGAATCAAAAAACGAGATAAATGGTTGGCGAAAAGAAGCAGATGCGACCTATTCGCATTATATTAACTCTAAAAAAATCAAGGAGGAACAAGCATGAGATTTAAAAAAGGCGATAAAGTAGAGTTTATTTACGGAGGAACATTGACACAAGGTGTAGTTAATGAAATAAGAGCAACTAATCATGATATATCCTATCAAATTGTATATTTCGGAGGTGAGAAGAAAATTTGGTTTGCTGAACGCGAATTACTTTCTCCTGCTCCAGTTTTAAAAGTTCCGCAATGCGTAGCTGATTGGTATGAAAAGTATAAATGCGCTTTAGAGTACAGTATCTGGAAATATATATATGAGTGGGCTGATCAAGACTATGAAAGTGATTTTTATAGTTTCATGAATCATGCGTGTAATAATCCAATTGAAACGCTTATTAAGATGAAATACGGCTACGAAGTCGAGAAAGAACCGCTTTATTGGGTACAACTTATCGAAGGGGCATCTGGCTATCTCAATGTACGAAATGACGGGATTCAGTTTATAAATAGTAGTGGTCAAACTGCTGAGCTTAAAACACGATTCACAGAAAAAGAAATAAAAGCAATGGATAAAGGTGGCGCTTATTGGCAGTTTGCTGTTCCTGTTGAGGATTTGGAGGGTGAGGACAATGAGTGAAAACTTGTATGCAATCAAGCGAGATGGCTTTTACAAACATTTTCCTCACGGTCAGTATGATGCTTATCTGTCGAAAGACTGTTTATTTGTAAAAAGAGAAACAGCAGAAAATAAATGCGCTTTAAATAGTTCTGACGAAATAGTAGAAGTCAGTTTAGTAGAAGTGGAGGGTGAAGCATGAGAGAGATTGAGTTTTACGGCAACATACACGAAAATCCGGATTTATTGGAGGTGGCGGAGTGAATCAAGAAGAGTTAGACATCATATTAGAGAATCATGGGAAATGGCTGCGCAACGAAGGTGGCGATAGAGCGGATTTAAGTAATGCAGACTTAAAAAACACAAATTTAAGATTTGCAAATTTAAGACTTGCATATTTAAGGGGTGCAGATTTAAGTAATGCAAATTTAAGAGGTGCAAATTTAAGATTTGCAGATTTAAGAGGTGCAGATTTAAGTAATGTAAATTTAAGTTATGCAAATTTAAGTATTGCAGACTTAAATAATGCAAATTTAAGTAATGCAGATTTAAGTAATGTCAATTTAAGTAATGCAAATTTCAGAGGTGTAGATTTAAGTGACGCAAATTTAAATTGGGTAAACTGGCAACATGTAGAAGGCTTAACAGTTATCTGCGTACAAGTAGATACGACACGTAAAAACAACCAAATAGCATATATCAAAGAATTAGACATATGGACAACTGGTTGTTTTCAAGGAACATTAGATGAGCTTAAAGCGTCTGTTGAACAAACGCATAAAGATAATGAAAAGCTTAGAAAGAGATATTACAGAGTGATTGATTTTATTTTGAGGGAGGCGGAGGAATGAAGTACCGACAACATGAAACATATTCCTTTCAGTCAAGGCGTTTAAAACGATCTGTAAGAGTGTTACTACTTAAAATATTAAAATGTTTGAAAGAGGTGTCGGAATAATGTGTGAGTATTGCAAGGATGACTCTATGATGAATAACGAGCCTTTGCTGAGTTTTGATGAAGAATATAAAGAAACAGGTGTCGTTAGACTAGACAGCAATGGCAACTTAGGAGTTTTCAGCTACTACGGTTTAACAGCTAGGAATATCAATTACTGTCCAGTTTGCGGAAGAAGTTTGGAGGATGAAGAAAAATGAGTTTTAATAAACGTATCGTATACATGAATAAATACAATCAACGTGTCATGGTCAGAAGTGTAGGTATCGGCGACGAGCACGTCGAAATTACAGAAACAACTAACTCTGCCCTTGCCAAATATTTCACTAACAAGAATCATGCTTTGCGTATGTGCGGTTTAATAGACATAACTTTGGGTGTTAATACTAGGTTAGAAGACCGCAAACAGGTGTATATCATAACAAAGGTCAAGAGGGATTGTGACGAATATCTACGAGCTGTCGTGCCGCTTGTTGGTAATTTATCACCTGTAGCAAGTTGGACTAAAGATATAACCGACGCCATAAATTTCACTGATTTCGATAGTATTGCTGTGATGTGTAATTTCGTTGACTCACTTCGCGAAAACGACTATCAACCGAGATGCGGTCATCAGATGTTTTATAAATAGGAGGAACACGAATATGCAATTGGAGGTGCAAAATGACAAAACAAATCATCATTAACGAAGCAAACAGTTTACTTCATAGAAAAAGCAAAGAATTGAGTAAATCAATCATTAAAACACCAAAAGACCTAGAAAGATTCGCAATTGGTCTTGATAAATTATCCCAGGATATGTGGGACTATAAAAACGAATTGGAGGCGATTAAATGAGTATTTTTGCTGGCGATAAGATAGAGGTGCAGGATAGAAGTGGTGTAGAGAAATATGTTATTGATGGTGAAATTTATACAGTTATCAAATTATATGAAAGTGGAATGCTACAGATTCAAGATAATGACGGATTCAGTAAGATTTTCATCCCACGCAATCAAGTGAAGAAAGTCATGGAGGATGTGAATAGGTATTGATTGAATGGAAAATTATCTCATCTGGAAGTAAAGGTAACTGTGTGATTGTTAATGATGTGATGATTGATTGCGGTGTTCCTTTTAAAAGAATTAAAGAACATTTGTATGACATTAATTATTTATTGTTAACTCACATTCATTCTGATCACATCAATTCTAGTACTTTGGAAAGCATCAGGAAGTTGTTTCCAAAAATAACCATCATTGGTAATTATCAAATAGCACAATTGTATGATATTGATATTATCGGAAACAGTGACTTTAAAATTACATTACCGTCCTTTGAAGTCACACCTTTTGAGTGTTTTCATGACGTTATTACTCAAGGTTACACATGGCGTGTTGATGGTGAAAATATCATTTATGCTACTGACACCAGTTCGCTAGAAAATGCTCCTCATCTAAAATTTGATTATTTGTTTATTGAAAGTAATCACGATGAGAAAAAACTTGAAATGGCGCGTAATAAATCTAAGTACGGATACAATCCTTTCACAGGTGGTAAGCGACATTTGAGTACACAACAATGTAAAACTTTCTACTATTTAAATAGACGAAGTAAAGAAAGTCAGTTAATTGAATTACACAAGAGCGAAAGATTTTATTAGAGGAGGGGCAAAAAAATGATCATGACAGAGGAAGAGGCGATGATTTTGCTTCTATATAAAGAATGTGACAGTGTTGAGTTTAAAAAATTTAATACAAACGTTGAAGAAGCAACGAGCTTTACCAGATTAGCTAATAAACCTAATTTTGAAAGTAACTATGATGAAAATTTAGGTGTGCTAAATTGGTTTACTTCGAAACATAAAAACATCGATGTTGTAGCTTTTTTGAAAAGAGGTGAGAATAATTGAACACTTTGCCAAAAATTAATATTGAATCGCCTGTTGTTACGCAAGGGTCTATCTTATTTCCTGCGTATAAGAAAATAAAAAACGACTCATTGTTATTAGCACAGCAGATTGAAAATATTGAGGTAACAGAAGAGAACGTTAAACAATCTAAAAAATTACTTGCGGCAGTGAATAAAGAAGTAAAGAACTTAGAGTCAGAACGTGTTTTAATCAAAAAAGAAATGCTGGAACCTTATAACGAATTTGAAAAACAAGTAAAAGAAATTGTGTCCATTGTAAAAACAGCAGATGAAATGGTCAGACAACAAGTGACGCAAATGGAAGAAGAAGAAAGAGAAGATAAAAAGCTTGTACTAAAAAGGATGTTTGAAAAGCGTATCAGAATGTATGACTTTAAAACATATTTCACTTTTGATGATTTTTTAGAAAACAGACATTTGAACAAATCATTATCTATTAACAAAATTGAGTCTGAAATGGTGGAGTGGTTGACAAAAATCGAGACTGAATTAAAGGTCATCGAAACAATGCCTCACGCGGACGAAATCATTGCAGAATATAAAGAATCAAAAGATTTAGCGATTAGTGCGCAAAAAGTTTCTGATAGACATAAAGCACAAGATGAGATTAAAAAGGCGAAAAGTCATACAGAAGTCGTCAAAGATAAAAAAATCACTACTTTCATTTTAGAAGATGAAAAAGACGTAAAACTTGTAGAAATGTTCATGCAACAAAATAAAATAAAATTTGAAAAGGTGGAGAAATAGTTATGACACAAGGTGAAAAATTAGAACAATTAGAATTGGTAGAAGTAGTAATTAAAGAAGGCAAAGCGACTTTACAATTTATTGATATGGAACGTGGGGAATTAAGAGAAGTTATTTTTAATAAAAATGTATTTGATAAAGAAAAAAATGAATTTGTTCCAGACGAAGAAAAAGCAGCAAAAGTAGAAGAATGGTGTCAAGAGTACTTTCAATTAACCTTTGACGATTTATCTAAAGCCGTAGGAGAGAAGAGAGATGTTTATGCCTATGACAAATTTAATAGCCTGTGGGAATCAGAACAAATTGCTAAGTTTGATAAAGATATGGTTGGACAAATCATTTCATCAACTGTTAAAGACGTTACAGATGACGGCATCGGAGTTCATATTAAATTTGAATACGAAGGAGAACTTTACCAGTCTAATATGACCTATTCAGATTACATGGAAACAATGAAAAAGTGGTTTACAAATCCTCAGAAGCAAAGAAAACAATATGAAAAATTTGAAGAGAAGTTTGGAATCAGTATCGATAATAAAGAAGAATTGATTGGTAAAGACATAATGGTTGAAGTTGAGTCAGCCTTTGGTAAATTTGTTTATCCTGATATCAAACCGTTTCCAAAGAAAAAGAAATAATCACGAAACGACAATCAAGTAAATTAAGAGCGAGCCAAGGTGTTCGCTCTTAAACAAGGAGGGGCAAATGAACAATCTACTTTTTTATGACATAGAAGTGTTCAAAGAAGACGCACTTGTCGTATTTAAAGATATTGACAAGAAACTAGTCAAGTTATTTCATAATAGTTTTGAAGGTATAAAAGACCTAATAACAGGAAAAACATTAGTTGGTTATAATAACCATTTTTACGATGACTTTATACTGACAGCAATGTTAGATGGTTTCACAACTCATCAAATAAAGAAACTAAATGATGAAATAATTGGAGGTCAGCGAAAGAAAAGAATACACCCATCTATTCATTCTCTTGATTGCTTTCAGCAAATTGATGTCGCAAAACCTGGTTTAAAGAAGATTGAGGGAAACATGGGAAAAATGATTTTAGAGTCTAGTGTGGACTTTAAAATAGACAGGAAACTTACAGAAGATGAATTAGAAGAAATTATTGATTACTGTTCTTATGATGTAGACACAACAATAGAAGTCTTTCAAATGCGTGAATATAATTATTTCAATGTCAAAGACACATTAATTGAAATGCTTCCTCATAATCTTCAATCTAAAGCGCATAAATGGAACACAACGACAATTAGCGCAAATGTTCTGATGGACAAACCGTCACCAAAATGGTCAGATATTCGACTTGGTGAATATGATCCAGAGGGAAATTATGAAATGTTAAAACTTGTACCTCAAGAAGTAGTCGATATTTGGCAAGATAAAGAACAGAAGAAGAAAAGTATTACAATAAAAGAATTTGATTGTGATATTCAGTTTGGATTTGGTGGATTGCATGGTGTTCATTCAACTAGACAAAGATTTGAGAATGTAAAACTATTAGATGTAGCTTCTATGTATCCTCATATCATCCTCAATCTACAAGCATTAGGACCCGCAACAAATAAATATCATGAGATTTTAAATAAACGAATTGAAGTGAAGCACAAGGATAAAAAGTTATCTGATGCTTTAAAATTAGTTCTCAACTCGGTTTACGGTAACTTGAAAAATCAATACTCCTTACTAAATAATCCAAACGCAGCACTAAGTGTCTGTGTATATGGACAGATAGCCTTATATGAGCTTTGTAAACGTCTTTCACCCTTCGTCACTTTGGTAAATATTAATACAGACGGAGTGGCGTTTACGACCTCTAGTAATGAATACAAAACAATATGGAAGGAATGGGAAGAAGACTTTCACTTGACGCTTGAGGAAGACAATTTTGAACTATGGATTCAAAAAGATGTCAATAACTACATCGCTCTACAAAATGGTGAAATTAAGACAAAAGGTGGGGATGTAAGTCGTTATCATTCAGATCAACTGTTTAAGAACAATAGTATAAGAATTATAGATATTTGTTTAGTAGAATATCTTGTCAACAATCAAGACGTTTTGACTACAATACAAGAAAATTTAGATAAACCGCATCTATTCCAGTACATTCTGCAAGCAGGTGGGACCTATAAAGGAACTTTTGATAGCGATGGTAAACAATACAATAAGATCAATCGAGTATTTGCATCACGAAAAGAAGGGATTTTGTTACAGAAAAAAAGACAAGATGATGGACTGGTGAGATTTCCAGACACCCCTGACAATATGCTTGTATGGAATGACGAATGTGATAAATTAAAAAACTTTAATCAATTGATTGATATTACTTTCTACTATAATTTAGCGAAACAACGTATTGAGAGGTGGGAATAAATGTGTATGTCGAATATTTAGAAGGAGAAAAACACGACTCATCAGGAGCAGATATATCAGAAAATCATGAAACATTTCAAGATGCAGGTTATTTACTGACAGATGTTGACTTGATTATAGATATCGATAACTTGAGTAAGGAGCAAATTAAAGATATTATTTCCTATTTTGAAATAAAAACACAGATTGTCTGGACAGAGCGAGGAGCACATTTCTATTTTAAAAAACCTAGTGCTTTTAGAGGAGCAAAAGGAATATGTGCGCTTGGTGTAGAGGTCGAATATAAACATGTCGCCAACACGAAATCAATAACTATCAAAAGAAATGGTCATCTAAGAGAAATCGACAACAGTGGTATTCGTGAAGAACTCCCTGGTATTTTCAAAAGCATTCGAAAAGCTTCTGATTTGAATGGGTTGGATGAAGGGGACGGTAGGAATCAAGCGTTATTTAGACACAGGACATTAATCGCAACTATATCTTCATGGTCTCGAATAGTAACGTTCATCAATAACGTCATATTTGCCACACCACTTCCACCTGATGAAATGGACACAATATCACGTGACATGGAAATAAAAGCAGTGAAGGACGGAGAGGCTGCTATTGCTGACTTAATAATGAAAGAAAAACGTATTGTAAAGTATTCGAAACAACTTTTCTACTTTGATGGGAACGAATATATCAGCGATGACGATCAGTTAAAAAGATTAGTATTTAATTACTGCAATGGTCAAAAAACAAGATACGTTGATGAAGTTATCAATCAAATGCACTACAGAGCGAAGTTGATTCCTGATGATGATGTTTTTGATATCAAATTAAAGAATGGGATTTTACGTGATGGTAAGTTCATTGAGATTGATTACACTGATTTCACACCATACTCCATAAACGCAAAATATGACCCTGACACCGAAGCAGTACAGATAGTAGATGATTATTTGAACCATTTAACCGACTCAGATGAAGATTACAAGAAGTTTGTTCTCGAGATGATGGGATACTGCTTTGTTGTAGATAAAGAAATAAAACGAATGATTGGTCGGTTTTTTATTCTCGTAGGCGGTGGAGGAAATGGAAAAGGGACACTTCTTTCTATTATAAGGTCTATTTTAAATCAGAAGAATTGTACAGGATTGTCCATTAAAAACATGACAGATGAGAGGTATTTCAATGTATTACAAGGTCGGTTAGCAAACTTAGGTGATGATATACAAGATGAGCCGATTAATAACGAGCAAATGAAAGTCTTGAAGAACATATCCACATGTGACTTTGTAGAAATGAGAAAGCTATACGGAAATGCGAAAAGTGTTGAAATGACACCTACATTAATTTTCACAAGTAATCACATTATCAAATCATTTGAAAAAGGTGATTCTTACAAACGACGGGTAACTTGGATGCCAATGTTTACAAAGGTGAGCAAGAAAGATAAGCGTTTTATATCTAATATCACAAATGAAAAAGCGTTGCAATATTGGACGAAATTAGTAGTTGAAGCATATTTTCGAATCTATGAAAATGAGGACTTCACGAAAACAAGTAAAGTAGAAGAATTCAACGCAAGATATCACGAAGACAATGATAGCACACTGGAATTTGTTCATGATTTGGACATTTTAGATGTAGAAGGTAAGCGTGGTCCAGAGATTTACGAAGAGTATGAGCTTTGGGCTGAGGAAAATGGATTAAATGTTCAGAGCAGAAGAGCTTTGAACACAACAATCAAATCTGTTTTAGATTTAGAGACGAAGCCTGTCAAAATCAATGGAAAGACCGCAAGAATTTATCAGAAATGCTAATTATTTGTTATTTAAAAACTATTCTGACAATAGTTACAAAAAACATGTAACCCGAGGTTCAAAATGTAACTTCCAGAAACCGCATAGCATCAGTAGCTAGACACCATAAAGTTACAAGTTACATTTTTTTATTAATAAAAAGTATATATATTTATTTATATTTAAGAAAAGAGTACAAAAATAAAAACTTTTTCGCCGTTTTTTTTTGTAACCTGTAACCACGTTCTGGCAGAAGGGATTTGAGCGTTACAAGTTACAAAATGGGTTTTGTAACCGTACAATCATCGGAAAATGAAGGGACGATATTGATGAAAAGATTTCTTGTTATATGTGGAAATCAAGTATATAGGAAATATGATAATGGTAGCAAGTAGTATTGCTTTTATACTAGGAGTATTTTTTGGAGTTTTGTTGGTGATATTGTTTGCGCCAATGCCACACTTATCTAAATCACATAATTCGCCGAGTATACATTTACCAAACAAGGAGGGCAAACAAATGAAATTATATCATACAGAAACACAGGATGATTATAATGCGTTGATGATTGAGTTGGAAGAGGAAGGTTCTAAGTGGAATGAAGTTGAAAAAGCTACTGAAAATAATGCTTGGGATGTATTTAAAGATAATACTGTTGTAATAAAGGAATGTGACGCCGATCTCGGATTTTCCTCGAAAGGATACTGCGAAAGAATTTACATTGATACGCCAATTCAAAAATACAAAGCAAAGCAAGATAAAGTGGCAAAGTGGTTCGATGACGCTGCAAATGCCATGAAAGCATTATCTGCCGGCGGAGTGTCTGTAAAAAACGAAAATACTGACAACGTAAATAATCCATCACATTACACAGCGGGCGGTATTGAAACGCTTGACTACATTAAAGCTAAAGTAAAGGATTATCCGAGTTATGTTGCTGGGAACATACTTAAATACGTTTCGCGTTATGAACACAAGAACGGCATTGAAGATTTGAAGAAAGCACAGTTTTATTTGAATGATTTAATTAACTGGATGGAGAGTGATTGAATGTCAAAACGATTACGACAAGCGCATTATAAATTAATTGAAGATGAACTTCGTTACTATCATTCTACAAAAAAAGAAATACTAGAAAAACGTGCAAACATCGTCATGGGATCAGTACACCAAGAATTCAAAGACGAAAATCAAGGCGGTGGTTCATCTGGCCAGATATCAAATGAAGTGGAACAACGTGTGATGTTATTACAAATGGATAGGGAAATACAAAGGATGTCTGATACTGTGAGAGCAATTGAAACAGTATTGAATACTTTGTCTGATGAAGATAAACAACTTGTACAATTCAGATATTGGGATAGGAGTAGACCAACATGGTTATGGATTACATGTAAGTTGAATATTAGTGAAAGCACAGCAAAAAGAAAACGGAAAGAGATTATTTATAAAATTGCTGAAAGACTAGGATATTAAAAAGTTGACCCGTTTATGACCCGTTTGACATGTTTTTCCGTGCTAATATTATAGAGTAGAGAAGTGAAGATGATTACAAATAAAATAATATATTAAGTCTGCACTTCACTTCTCATCTATAATCACATGATGATATAGCAGGAGGTTGCTATATTGCCGGACAGAGGATTTGTATCTGATCGTTGGTCTTAATGGGAGACGCATCTCATTCCAACTTCACTGGTCCCAACAAGAGACACCTTCTTGTTCAATCTCAATACTCGTGACGGAAAAGGTAGACGTTATGGATGAGTCCTATATCACGCTTCGGCTTGATGTTGCAAGGTGCAAATCCTTGCCGAGTATATAATATCCAGTCCATTGCTGTACGCAGTATAGTGATACCTCAGCCTACGGGTACTAGCAAGATAATGAGGTAAAGACAAGACGAAGACGTTCGTCACCGTAGAAGTCTACTGGTTTTATAACTACGGATACATAGAACAATGAAGTCCAGTACGTTGCGTGCTGGGCTTTTTAAATGATAGAGGTGATAGTGATGAAATCATTGGCAAGCGGCTCTACAAATAATAGACAAGACTATTTAAGCATTCGTATACCAAACAAAGGTGATGTTCCTGTTATAGAGTATGAAGGTGATGACTACGGACAATTGCCACATCAAGGCTTAGAATCACTTAGGTTGTTATGGGTAACAGATTCATACCTTGAAACTAAACCAACCGAAAGATTAAGCTTAGACATTGTATATATTGATGTAGACAATGAAGGTTCAAGACTATGTATAAATGTTGGAGATTCATTATCTACTGAAAGTAATCTGGCTAAGATTGCAGAAATGAATAGTGAAGAGACTAGATACTAATGCTAACACAAGCAGAACGTCATACATTCTATAAGTCAAAGGCATGGGCAAGCATACGTAAAGAAGTATTAAAGCGTGATAACTATGAGTGTCAAGAGTGTAAGAGGCAAGGAAAGGTGTTTACTGATTATCATGACCCAGACAAGCATAAAAGACTCGATGTGGACCATATTAAGGATTTAGAACATCATCCTGAACTTGCGCTTGATATAGACAATCTCACTACTCTATGTGTAAAGTGTCATAACAAAAAACATAATCGCTTTCAATTTAGAAGGAAAATAAATAAATGGGTGAACGATGAACGTTGGTGATACCCCCCGGGTCAAAGGTTTGCACTTTAATTTGGCTCTGGGGAACGGTGTGGGGGTCTTCTCCGCAGAAATATTAAAAAGTCTCATGAAGGAGGGAGGGTTGAAAGTGGAATATAACATAAAGAAATTGGAAAAAGAATTGTTATCAAATATTGATACTACTAGTCAGAAAGAACTCGAAAAAGTTAATCGTTATATTAATTTAATACGTATATATTACGAGTTAGACAAAAGCATTGAAGTGGATGGTGCTGTTGTTGTCACTGAAAACGGCTCGCAAAAATTCACGAAAACTAATCCAGCAATACAAGAAAAAAATCGAATCAACACTTCATTATTATCTATTGAACGTTCTTTTATATTCAAAGGCGAAAATGATAATCAAGATGGTAGTGACTTGATATGATATCAAATAAACACGTTGATAACTATATACAGTCGTATGAAAGTGGAAAAATACTACTCAATAAAGAGCGAATCGATCTAATAAATTACTTACAAAAACATGTTCTTAGTAGAGATGATATATATTTTGATGAGACACAGATAGAAAATTATATTGCTTTTAGCGAAAAATGGTATTTCCCTTTAGACAATTGGGAGAAGTTTATTGCACCATTTATTTTTTTATATTTTAAAGAAGACAATGAGCTTTTTTATGAAGAGTTCTTTATAACACTTGGTCGTGGGGGCGGAAAAAACGGCTTTATTAGTACATTATCTAATTATTTTATAAGCCCTTTGCACGGAATCAATAATTATGATGTCTCTGTAGTAGCCAATTCCGAAGATCAAGCGAAAGTTAGTTTTAAAGAAGTATTTAATACAATAGACGGTAATCCAAAATTGGAAGGTAGCTTTGACGCGTGGAAAGCACAGATTATTGGAAAAGGAACCAACAGTGTTTTTAAATTTCAAACGTCAAATGCAAAAACTAAAGATGGTGGTCGTGAAGGCTGTGTTATTTATGATGAAACGCATGAATATGAAGATAGGCAAATAATTGATGTATTCTCTGGAGGGCTTGGCAAAGTCGCGAATCCCAGAGAATTTTTTATTGGCACTAATGGATTTGTGAGAGCGGGATTTTATGACAAGTTGGAAGAACGTAGTAAAGCAATTTTAAGTGGTGAAAACCTCAATGATCGAATGTTTCCTTTTATTTGTAAGTTAGATGATCCAGAAGAGGTAAAAGATGAAGCTATGTGGGAGAAAGCAAATCCTGCTTTTGAAAAACCTTTAAGCCCACGATCCAAAAGATTGTTAAACAAAGTAAGAAAACAATATGAAGCATTGGAAAACAATCCTAGCGGTAGAGAAGCATTCATGACTAAGCGAATGAATCTTCCAGAAGTAGACTTAGAAAAAGTAGTAGCACCTTGGGAAGACATTCTTGCAACTAATCGGGAAATGCCAGAACTTCGTAATCGGGCTTGTATTGGTGCGTTTGACTATGCGAGTGTCAAAGACTTTGCAGCAGTTGGATTGTTATTCCGTGTGGGCGATGATTATATTTGGAAATCACATTCATTTGCACGCAAAGGCTATCTGGATATTGCAAACCTCAAGCCGCCAATCAGAGAGTGGGAAAAACAGGGACTGCTAACCATTGTAGATGAGCCAACTATTGACCCACGGCATGTGGTCAATTGGTTTGTTGAAATGCGGGAAAATTACGGTATTCAAAAGGTCATTGGGGATAACTTCCGAATGGATCTTATGCGCCCGCTATTCGAGGCGGAAGGATTCGAGCTCGAGATTATCCGGAATCCTCGTGCAGCACATAGTTTACTTGCCCCTCGGATTGAAACTTTATTTGCAAATCATCGTATTGTGTTTGGAGATAACCCTCTCATGCGCTGGTATACAAACAATGTGGCAGTAAAGATCAAACCCGATGGCAATAAAGAATATCTAAAAAAAGACGAACATAGACGTAAGACAGATGGATTTCAAGCGTTTGTCCATGCTCTATGGCGTGCGGATGAAATAGAAGACCTTGATGTAGATGAAGTTTTAAATATGCTTAATGCCATTACGTTTTAGGAGGTGATATATTGGGATTTCTTTCGGAGATATTTAAACGGAACAAAGAAATTGAGTGGATGTGGGATTTAGAGTTTTTAGAAGATAAAACAACAAAGGTTTATTTGAAGAAAATGGCTTTAAATACGTGTGTAAAACATATAGCACGAACGATCGCCAAATCTGATTTTAGATTGAAAAGTGGAGAAAGCAGTGTACGAGACGGATTGTATTATAAATTAAATGTTCGTCCAAATACAGATATGAGTTCGAGTTCTTTCTGGGAAAAAGTGATCTATAAATTAATCTATGATAACGAGTGCTTAATCGTCCTTTCAGATACGGACGATTTTTTAATTGCTGACAGTTATGTGAGAAAAGAGTTCGCGCTTTATCCGGATGTTTTTGAAGGGGTTACGGTGAAAGATTATCGGTACAATCGTAATTTCAGTATGGATGATGTGATTTTTCTAGAATATGGAAACGAGCGACTAGCTGCATTTACGGATGGCATGTTTGAGGATTACGGTGAGTTATTTGGTCGCATGATTCGAGCACAAATGCGTAACTTCCAAATCCGCGGGGCTGTTAACTTCAAAATGGCAGGCATTGCGGACGATGAAAAACAAAAAAAATTACAGACTTACATCGACAAACTGTATGCTGCATTTAATAACAATGAAATTGCCATTGTTCCTCAATTGGAAGGCTTCAATTATGAGGAATTTGGAACGTCTAGTGTGAATAGCAGCCAGAATTTCGATGAGATCAAGAAACTTCGAAAAGAAATGATTGACTATGTGGCAAGTATTCTTGGTATTCCCTCTGCTCTGCTACATGGGGATATGGCAGATTTGAGTAATAATATGAAAGCATATATGGAATATTGTATTGATCCTCTCACTAAAAAGCTAGAAGATGAATTAAACGCTAAATTATTTACTTCCAACGAGTTTTTAGCGGGTGAACATATCAAAATCATACACAAAAAAGACATTATAGAAAATGCAGAAGCTGTAGATAAGTTGGTTGCCTCTGGTTCATTTAATCGTAATGAAGTTCGAGAATTATTGGGCGCTGAACGAGTAGATAATCCGGAATTAGATAAATATTTAATTACTAAAAACTATCAGTCAGCAGATGAAGGAGGTGAGAATGAATGACGAAAATTGAAGTCAAAGGTCCTATTATTGGAAATGATGACAAATGGATTTATGATTGGCTGGATATGGAAGCTACGTGTGCAAAAGATATCAATGAAGCCTTGGCAAATGCGTCAGGTGAAGTTGAAGTTTGGATAAATAGCAATGGTGGAGATGTGTTTGCTGGTAGTGAAATTTATACAGCATTAAAATCATACAATGGTAATGTAGTTGTAAAAATTGTTGGAATGGCGGCAAGCGCAGCATCTGTAATTGCGATGGCTGGAAATGAAGTATTAATTTCTCCAACTGGTCAAATGATGATTCACAATGTTCAGTATGGTGGGAGAGGTGATTATAGAGAGTTAAAAAAAGCCTCCGAAATTGCTCAAAATGCCAATATATCCATTGCTAATGCTTATCAGCTGAAAACGGGAAAAACATTAGAAGAACTGTTAAATATGATGGGAGAAGAAACATGGCTAAATTCTCAACAGGCTGTAGAGCTAGGATTAGCAGATGGTGTGATGTTTCAAGAAAATAGCGAAACGCCAAAATTAGTAGCAAGTACAGGCGGCATGTTAGCACAAGCTACATTAGATAAAGTTAGGGGACTGAAAGATACTAATGGTAAACAATCAATTTTAGAAGTATCTTTATCAGCGGAACAAATTCAAAGCGTTGTAGAAGATACAATTGCAAAATTTAAAAACGAAGTGATAGTTGATGGGAAAACTTTGAATCAACATATCGCTGAACAAGAAAAGGAATCGGAAGAGTCGGAAGTGAATGGACTCAAACGGTTTCTTTTTTAATACCCAAAAATAGGAGGAAATAAATTATGACTATCAAATTAAAAAACAACCTCGCGAATTACGAGGAAAAACGGACAGCTTTTGTTAATGCTGTTAAAAACGAAGACACGCAAGAAATTCAAAATAAAGCATATGTGGAAATGGTAGATGCAATGGCTGCTGATATTATGGAACAAGCTAAGAAAGAAGCACGTCAAGAAGCGGACGCATATATTTCAGCTAGCCGAACAGACAAAAATATCACGAATGAAGAAATTAAATTCTTCAATGATATTAATAAAGAAGTTGGCTACAAAGAAGAAACATTGCTTCCGCAAACAGTTGTTGATGAAATTTTCGAAGATTTAACAACTGAACATCCTTTCTTAGCTTCCATCGGAATGCGTACAACTGGTTTACGTACTAAGTTCTTAAAATCCGAAACTAGTGGTCTTGCTGTATGGGGTAATATTTTTGGTGAAATTAAAGGACAGCTAGATGCGACATTCAGTGAAGAAGAGTCTATTCAAAACAAGCTAACGGCATTTGTTGTTGTACCTAAAGACCTTGAAAAATTTGGTCCTGCATGGGTAAAACGCTTTGTTGTTACGCAAATTGAAGAAGCTTTTGCAGTTGCGTTAGAAAGTGCGTTTATCATTGGTACTGGTAAATCTCAACCGATTGGTTTAAATCGAAAAGTAGCTAAAGGGACATCAGTAACTGATGGTGTATATCCAGAAAAAGTTGCTTCTGGAACACTGACATTCGCTAGTCCTAAAGTGACGGTTAATGAGTTAACAGATGTATATAAATATCACTCTGTAAAAGAAAACAAACATCCATTAAACGTTGCAGGTAAAGTTACTTTACTAGTCAATCCAACGGATGCATGGGATGTTAAGAAACAATACACAAGCTTAAATGCGAACGGTGTTTATGTGACTGCGCTCCCATATAATTTAAATATCATTGAATCATTATTCGTTCCAGAAAAGAAAGCTATTTCTTACGTAGCAGAACGTTATGATGCACTTGTTGGTGGACCATTGGATATTTCTACTTTTGACCAAACGCTTGCATTTGAAGATCTTAACTTGTATGCTGCAAAACAATTTGCGTACGGTAAAGCGAAAGACGATAAAGCTTCTGCTGTATGGACATTAAATATCAAGCCAGCAGAACAAACTCCGGAAGGGTGATTGTAAATGGCTAAATTTGAAGTATTAAAGAAATTTAAAGACAAAGATACCAAAGAAGTATATGAAAAAGGAACAGAAATTGAATTGACTGTAAAACGTGCAGATGAAGTCTCTGATAATTTGGGAACTTCTTTTTTAAAGCGATTGGATGAACCAAAAAAAGATAAAAAAAAGTAGGTGCTGTACATGGAAGTATCAGATGACCTTCTTAAAAAATTTAAAGAGCGTATGCATATTTCTCACAATAGCGAAGATAGCAATTTAAAAGAGTTGCTATCTTTTTCTATTGCTGATTTACAAGAAAAATGCGGGCTGTTTAATGTAGATGAACATGTTCGGGCAAGAGAATTGGTCATTGATCGTACTAGATACGCGTATAATGATTCGATAGAATTCTTCAATGAAAACTTTCAATCACAAATAACTAGCTTAGGCTTCTCTCTCTATGTAGCTGAAAGTGGTGAATCTGATGAAGTTTCAGTTTAAACCTCAAAAAGTTCAGAGCGGGGATTTACGTACTCCGGTTGTTTTTTTTGAATATCAGCCGGCAAGTGGTCCTGAACCAGGTGAAATAGAAAAGATTACCCTTTTTGAATGTTTTGCAGAAGTTTATAAACCATCCATGAAGGACTTAGAAATTTTACATGGCACGGGAACAAAAGAAGCTGTCACAATTAATATTCGAGACACTAAAGGTGAGTATACAGTTAGTAACAAACATTATGTAGAAATATTAGATTATCGTTATTTGGGCAAAAGATTTAATGTGATTGATGTTAGCCCAGACTTGCAAAATAATCGCTTTGTAAATATACTTCTGGGGGTTCAAACATGAGTGTAGAAGTTACTGGAGTAGAAGAGTTGGAAAGACAGTTAGTCAGTTTATTTGGACGAGAAAACTTGCCGCAATTAGTAGACCCTGCTTTAATTGCAGGTGCTACTCTTGTAGCAAAAACACTTAAAAGTGAATTTGTTCAATTTAAAGATACAGGCGCATCTATTGATGAAATCAATATAGAAAAACCTTCGTATGACAAAGGGGTAAGAAGTATAAAGATTGACTGGAAAGGTCCTAAAGACAGGTACAAAATAATTCATCTCAACGAATATGGTTATACAAGGAATGGTAAAAAAATCACACCAGCAGGAACAGGTAGTGTTGCCAGGTCACTAAGAATATCTGAAAGAGCTTATAGGGCAATTGTACAGAAGAAAATAGGTGATAAACTATGATTGATATTTTGAATGTCATATATACAACATTAAGTAAAAACGATATCATTCACACTACTTGCGAAGAGAGAATTAAATATTATGATTTTCCAGGCACAGGTGATTCTACAAAAACCTTCTTGTTAATAATACCTTTAGATGTTCCAATACCAACTAATTTTTCCAGTAATGAATCCAGGATGGAAGATTTTTTAGTACAAATTGATGTGCAATCTAACGACAGATTAATAGTAAAAAAAATACAAGACGAAGTTAGAAAAGAAATGAAACAAATAGGATTTGGACAACTCGCTGGTGGTTTAGATGAATATTTTCCAGAAACAGGGCGATTTGTAGATGCACGAAAATATAGCGGATTGCCCTACAAACTATATCAATAAAAAATAATAGGAGTGAAATAAATGATTACAACAATCGGATTTGAAAAAGCAACTTTTGGAATTTATGATGAAAAAGACGAAAAGGTAACAGAAAAAGTAGAAGTAAATGGTAAGAATAAAAAAGGTGGTACGGTTGAAGCTGATATTTCTGGTCTTGATGCTGAAGCTATTAAAGTTTTCGCTTCGAACGGTCCATACTACATTTCCAAAAAAGGTTCTGGCGATGTTAAGCAAACAATCGGTATCATGGAACTTCCATTTGAATTAGGACAGAAGTTATTAGGTCGTCAAAAGAATGCAGATGGTATTGTAACTGTAGGGAAAAACACTGCTCCACCATATGCGTCATGCGTGATGGAAAGTGAAACGTTGCGAGGGGAGCCGGTGTTCTTTGCTTTATTAAAAGGAAAATATGGACAAGATGACGTTAAATTAAACACATCTGAGAACAAACCAAAGGAACCTGAAGCAACTAGTCTCACTGGTGAATTTGTTTATAATGATGCTGGGGACGTTTTCGCGATGGCTGTGGGCGAAGAATTCCGAGATAAAATTTACAGCATGGCTTTTCCTGGTTTTGTTGAAACACCAGTAGTACCAGAAGGATAAAAAATTTTAAGAGTAGGTGAAATCCTACTCTTTTTTTGTTGACCAAAATCATAAAAAAGGTGGAGAAAATAGTGATTAAACTAGAAATATTTAATAAAAAAGAAAAAAAGAAAGAGCTATATGAGAGAGAAGATACATCTGTAATTGAATTAGAAGAGTATTGGAAACTACAAGAAAAAATTAGAGAATACATCAATACTTCTGATGATCCAAAGAAAACGACAATTTTGGAAATGCAATTAAAATTTATTGTGAAATTATTTGATGATGAAAACATTACAATAGATTTTCTTAAAAAAAATATTCCTTCGAAGAAATTAAACGATACATTGGTGTCTGTCTTTCGGGAGATTTCACCAGAAGAGTACGAGGATGAAGACAGTGGAGATGAGGAAGCAAAGTAATAACGCTTACCGAGTTTTTGTCCGATCTCGATGCAATTAGGCGTTACTGCATGAAAGAGTATGGCTGGACAATTCGAGAAACAGACGATCAAGAATACAAAAAGTTATGTCGTCTGATAATCGAAAAAGAAGAAGCAAAATCAGAAAACAACAAAGTTTCACTTGTTGACTTTGTATCACAATACCAAGATGTCAATTAGGAAGGAGGTAAATAATGAATAAACTTCAAGGATTGACAATTAATCTAGACTTAGATGCTGCCAAAGTAGATGAGGGAATGAAAGGGTTGAAGCGGACCCTCGGCTCTGTGAATAGCGAAATGAAAGCGAATCTTTCGGCATTTGGAAAGGGAGAAAAAACTTTATCTAGATATGAAACAGAGCTAGATGGTCTTAATAAAAAGTTATCTGTTCAGAGCAAAATGGTTTCTCAAACTAAGTCTGATTTTAAAGATTTAGAAAAGCGAAATGCTTCTTTAAATGGAGAGTTGAAAGAGTCTAATAAAACGTTAACTGAGTCAAAAAAACGTTTTGAACAGCTCTCTAAATCTGGTAATGCAACTGAAAAAGAATTAAAAGAAGCAGAAAAAGAAGTCAATTCAAATCAAAAAGCATACAACAAACTTAACAAAGAATTACAACAAATGCCAAAAGCTTTAGCAGCAGGGGAAAAAGCAGTAAATAATGAAGTTGCAAATTACAATAATTTGCAAAGGAAGATTGATACTACCACAGAATCTTATAAGAAATTCAAGAGAGAGCAAGCTGTTAAAAGCTCACCGTGGGGAGCAGTGACTCAAGATTTAGACAAGTATCAAAAAAAGTTAAATGAGACAGGAGATAAACTTGTCGCTTTCGGTAAAAAAGGCAGTTTGTACATGGCTCCAGTTGCGCTTGGTTTAGGTTTCGCAACAAAAAAAGCGGCAGACTTTGAGCAACAAATGTCGAATACTTTATCTGTCATGTCTCCTAGTGAGGTAAATGAATATAAAGATGCTTTAAGAGAACTTGCTATTCAACAAGGTGCGGATACGAAATACTCCGCATTAGAAGCCGCACAGGCACAAGAAGAGCTTTTAAAGGCAGGTCTTTCAGTTAAAGATGTTATAAACGGTGGATTGTCTGGAGCGCTTTCATTAGCAACAGCGGGTGAGTTAGATTTAGCTTCAGCGGCAGAAATTGCAGCTACAGTTTTAAATGCGTTCAAGGATGATAATTTAAGCGTGGCGGATGCGGCAAACATTCTAGCTGGTGCAGCAAATGCTTCTGCCACAGGTGTAGAAGAAATGAAGATGTCTTTACAACAAGTTTCTGCTGTTGCCAGTGGTGTTGGTCTCTCATTTGACGATACATCAACAATGTTAGCAGTATTTGCGCAGAATGGTTTAAAAGGTTCTGATGCAGGTACCTCTCTAAAAACGATGCTACAAAGGTTGCATCCTACAACAAAAGCGGCATGGCAACAATTTGATGCTCTTGGGTTAAGCATTGTGGACAATGAAACTGCTATGAAAGTATTGCAAGAAAATGGTGTTAAACCACTCTCGAATGATACAGATAAATTAATGGGACAAATTCAAGATTTAGCTAAAAGTTTGGCAGGTCCAAAGGCAAGTGCTTCTAAAGTGAACAAAGAATTTGAAGAATTGACCGTTTCCACTGGCGCAGTCCACTCCGCGTTTTACGATACAAACGGGGAATTAAAATCAGCAGAAGAAATATCTGGTCTATTGCAAAGTAGTCTAAAAGATTTGAACTCCGAACAACGTAGTGCGGCGCTAGGTGCTATGTTTGGCTCCGATGCAGTTCGTGCTGGGAATATTGCTTATCGTGAAGGCGCGGATGGAATAAAGAAAATGCGCACTGAAATGGGAAAAGTAACTGCTGATGACGTAGCTAAAATGAAAATGGATAATCTGAAAGGTACTATTGAAGAAATTTCTGGTGCAATTGAAACCTTTGCTATAAGTATCGGAACATCATTGACTCCGGTATTACGTGGTCTAGGAAAGTACATTCAAAAAGCAGCTGATTGGTTTAATGGCTTGAATGATAGTACTAAAACGGTTATCTCTACAGCAGGTGTAGTTGCGGTAGCGATTCCGGTTGCTGGACTAGCATTTGGATTTATTGCAAAAGGAGCAGCGGCTGCTATCTCACCTGTAAAGAAATTAACAGCAGCGTTAGCAGAAAACTCTGTTGCTGCTGGAACTAATGCAGCGACTACGCAACTTGCTGGAAATGCTTTGCCAGTCGGTGGAGGAAAAGGTAAAGGTTTCTTAGGTAAAGCTGGCTCATTTTTTAAAGGAAGCAAAGGAGCAAAAGCATTATCTACAGCTGATATGGCAGGCGATATTGCGAGTTATAGCAAATTCGGAAAAATTGGGGCTGGTTTGAAAGGCGTTGGAAAGGCATTACCTGGTCTAGGAATTGCATTATCTGCAACACAACTTATTGGTATTAACAAGAAAAATGCTGGCGATAAAGCTGGTAGCGCTGGCGGGAGCTTAGCTGGCGGGGCAGCAGGAGCCGCTATAGGAACAGCAATTGCTCCAGGAATTGGAACAGCTGTAGGTGCGGCAATAGGTGGTATTGCTGGAACTAAATTTGGGCAGGCATTCGGTAAAAAAATACAGAAGGAAATCCCTGAATATAAAGCTAAATTCGATTTGATTTGGGATGCACTTTCATTCTCAGCAAAAGAACATCCTATTCTATTGAATCCAGTTAATCAAATTAACGATCAAATTAAAATGGCGAAAGCAGGATATGCGGCTATAAAAGATGTGTTTGCTAATCCTTTGAAAACGGATATTTCCGGAAAAGGTATTAGTAAAGATACAGCAAAAAATGTAAATTCTTATAAAACTATGTCTCAAAACGCTATCTCTGAATTAAAGTATTTGGAAATGTCCGGGGATATAATCACTAAATCAACATCTGATAAAATTAGCAAAAATTACAATGGGATGGTTGCGCTAGTCGAGAAATCTTTTGAGAAGACTAAAAAAAGTACTGATAAGAATTTAAATACTTTGTCAAAGAATAGCATGTTATCAGAAGCAGACATAAAAGCGGTTAAAGAGAAGCAAGCAAAAATACAAAAATTGTCATTAGATGAAGTGAAGAAAAACAACGAACAAATTCAAAAGCTAAATGAAGACATGGCTACTAAAAATGCTAATATTACAAAGAAAGAGAAAGCAGACATAAAAGCAATTAACGCAAAAGCCGCAAAGGAAGGTAGAGTTTTAACTGCTTCGGAGGAACAGCAAATTACGAGCATCAAACGTAATGCTGCAAATCAACGTAAAACTAGTAATCAAATATATAGTAATCAAATTCAAGCAATATCTAAAAAACAAGAAACTGCTGTGGTTAGTTCTTTGAGTAAGTCTGCAAAAGAGCAAAAATTAATTTTAGGAAAACTGAAAGACAGTAGTGGAAAATTAAGTACAGAACAAGCTTCGAAAGTGGTTAGCGAATCGAAGAGAGCAAAAGATGGAGCAGTAAAAGAAGCTAACAAGAAATATAAGGATGTAGTTGCTGCAGCTGATAAAGAATACTATGTAAATGGAACTATTACTAAGAAACAACATGATGATATTGTAAGGAAAGCTAGGAGCCAAAAGAATAAAACCGTAAAAGCGGCAACTGAAATGCATGAACAAGTAGTCAGTCAAGCTCAATCACAAGCTACTGGTCATTTAAACCAAGTTGACTGGGAAACAGGTCAATCATTATCGAAATGGGATAATTTTAAAGTTAATTTAGCGGGTGTGATTAACTCTGTCACCGGTGGAATAAATAAAGTATTAAAATTCTTTAGTTTACCTACCATACCAGAATGGAAGCCAAAAGGTTATAATAATGACACAAAAAAAATAAATACTAGCAAAAGAACTTCCTACGGTAGTAACCTTGCAATGGATTACACAGGTTCTAATAATGCATCCGGACAAATCATGGCTGGTGAAGAAGGTTTTGAAATTGCATACAACAAACGGAACGCTCAAGCACAAATTTTAGGTGCAAATGGCGCAGAAATTACACATGTTGCACCAGGTACTAAAATTTTGAATCATGCAGATTCGAAAAAAGTCATGCAAGGCGGACTTGGTAAAACATTGCCTGGCTTTGCGAATGGGAATTCATCCATTAATGATTTTTTAAGTGACGCATGGGATGGAACAAAAGCTGTAGCTGGGAAAGTAGTTGATTTTTCTAAAAAAGCATTCGATTGGGCAGCGCATCCTATCAAAAATTTAAATAAACTTTTTGGTGGTTTATCTGTAGGCGTGAAAATGGGGAACGATGGAAATTTAGGTTCCGATGTGCTGAACTATTTGAAAAACAGTATCGGTTCACCTCTTGAAAAAATGCTGTCTGGATTTAAAGAAACGGCACCAGTAGCAGGTCCAGCTGGAAAAGGAGCTTCTGCTTGGTCTAGTGTAATTAAAAAGGCTGCTCTTGCAATGAAAGTTGATTTATCCGGAGGAGAATTAAAAGGTATCATTGCACAAATTCATCGTGAATCTGGCGGGAATGAAAAGATTACTCAGTCATCTGCTGTTGTGGATGTTAATACACTATCAGGTAATCCAGCTAAAGGATTGCTTCAATATATCCCACAAACATTCAATGCGTATAGAATGAAAGGGCATAACAATATATTTTCTGGTTATGACCAGTTACTAGCTTTCTTCAACAACTCATCGTGGAGAAACGATTTACCTTATGGTAAACGAGGTTGGGGACCACGAGGGCATCGTCGATTTGCTAATGGTGGTTTTGTAAACAAAAATGAAATGATAGAAGTTGCTGAGAACAATAAGCCGGAAGTAGTCATACCGCTTACTCGGAAAAATCGAGCAGTTCAATTAATCAAAAAAACAAAAGAAATCATTGGAATAAACGATGGAGGAAGTGTTGTTGTCAATAGTCCTGACAACTCTGAAATGGTATTACTGCTTCAACAACAGAACCAGATTTTAATGCAACTACTTCAAAAAAATAGCGATGTGTATCTGGATGTCGATAAAGTTGGGAAGTTGGTAGAAGCTGTAATTACAAAAACGCAGAACAATCGTATAAGTCGTAAAGACCGAGTACAGGGGGTTAGAACAACGTGGCAAAAATAGGATTTACGTATGCCGGAATTCATAGTAACGACATTCCAGCAGTTGTTAATAGTATTAAAAGAAATGCAATCAATATCTCTGAGAATATGCAAGAAGTACCTGCCAAAATTGGTGGGTACTTTTTTGGGAATTCCGTCGGTACTAGAAGCTTTGACATTAATATTACGCTTATGGGGAAATCGGAAACTGAACGAGTAGAAATAGCACACGATCTTAATAACTTAATCATCCAAACTAATAGTTTTGAAAGCGAAATAATCTTTGATGATGAACCAGAATGGATTTATTACGGTCATTTTGCCCAAATGGCAGAGTTAACAGAATTACAGACAGATAATTATACAACAACCATTACATTTGTTTGTAGTGATCCACGAGCTTATGGGGAACAAAGAGAAATCACTGTGAGCGAAAGCCCAGCGATTATTGAAGTAGAAGGTTCACAATTAACAAGTCCAATTATTCATGCGATAGCGACTGAAGATTTAACTAGTCTATCATTTGCAACAGATGATGATTATATATTTTTAGGGGCTGATATTGACCCCGATACAGGACAAACAGCTGTGAAAATGTATGAGAACGTGTTGTCCGATAGAGCAAATGACATGACGTTGTGGGATGGCATTGGGCAAAGTAATATTACTTGGGAATTAGAAAATGGTAAGCCTGCGAAAACAAGTTCTTTTAAACAGACTATCAATACTATTCGTGTAAATTCCTATGGTGAAAAAACAGAAACCGCGCCATACAAATCGTGGAGAGGTCCTGTAATGAAACGAATGTTGACGTCAGAATTAGACAATTGGAAAGTCACCGCTCGATTAGCAAATATTACTCAAAAATACCCGCGCGCTAGAACAAAAATAGAATTGTATTTGTTAGACAAAGATAGCAAACGGATGGGTAAATTTATGATTAAAGATGCCCAAAACGGGCGAGCTATGAATTTGGGATTAGAAATTGGGAGGACAACGAAAGACAGGTATCTTTTTGCTGCAACTGAGGGAAAAGTAGTTAAGAAAAAGAATACGAAAGTGGTTTATTCAAAAAAAGTACAACAAACAGTTAAGTATACAGAAAAAGGCAAAACAAAAACTAAGCAAGTTTGGAAAACAATAAATACGACGTATGAGGTTGGAAATAACTATAATGAATTTTCAGATGCTTACTTTAATCTTTCTATTGAAAAGCGTGGACAGTTGTTTATTGCGGAAATAGTTAAATTGAATGATAAAGGTAGTCAAGCTTGGAAACGAACCTATAAATGGAAAGACTCAAATAATAAATTTCCAACTAAATTAGCGGGCATCGGCATTTATATGGCAAAAATGGATATCACAGAAGACTTCAATAATCAGACATATAAAGATAACGATGTTGTTTTTTGCGACTTAGTTGTACAAAAAGTTAATCCAGAGGCAGATGTGAAAAATAATCCAGAGGTTATTATCCATAAAGGTGATGAGATTATGATTGATTGTGAAGCTGGGGTCATAATGAAAAACGGTTCAGTGTTCATGGAAAATTTAGCAATTGGAAGTTCATTTCCTTCGTTTTTTGGTGGCTATCAAACTCCAGTGGCTTTCAGCGAAGGAGCGGAGTGGTCCATAGAATACAGACCGACGACATATTAGGAGAGGTATAGAATGTTAACAATTCTAAATAGACAAAGAACAACTGTAGGCGTGTTATCTAATGACATGCCTTTTTCGTGTCCTTTTTGGGATGATGAGAGAAATGAGAAGCTTGAAAACTTTGATGACACATACACTGTTACCATCCCCGCAGAACATGAAATGGCTGAACATATTCACGAAGGTAATTATATTTTGTTTGAAGACGAACAAGCTAAGTTACGATTATTTCGTATTTATGAATCTGAAAACGGGTTAAATATGCAAGGACGATACATCAAAGCAACAGCAGAAAATGCATTTATTTATGATTTAAATGCAACTATTATATCAAATAAATTATTAACTGATATAAGAGCTGATATGGCGCTTGAATATATTTTACAACAGACAGGATGGTCAATTGGTAAGAGAGAATTTGTTGGACAAATACGTACTATTGAATTTGCAGACAATATAACGGCTCAAGCTGGATTACAACAAGTTATTGCAGAATATAAAGCAGAAATTGATGCTTACGTAGAGAGCTTTGGTGGTCAAATCATTAATTATAAATTTGATTTAGTTGAAGAGCGAGGCAACAATACTGCGAAACGATTTGAGTACGCAAGAGACATTCAAGGTCTTAAACGAATCACAACTGATAAAACGATGTACACTGCTCTTATCCCGCTTGGTAAAGATGGTTTGACAATTAAATCAGTTAATAATGGTTTAAATTACATTTATGATGATGAAGCGAACTGGCTGTATAACGATGGCAGAGAATATTTAAAAGGTGTCATAACAAAAGATACAATAACAAACGCGCAAGCTTTAAAAGATTGGGCGCTACTAGAGCTTGAAAAAGTTAATCATCCTTTATCCACATATGAGGTAGACGTGATATTACTAGCAGAGATGTTAGGCTATGAGCCACACCAAGTCACACTTGGAGACACAGTAAGAGTAGTCGACTTGGACATGGATATAACTTTATCTGCAAGAATCATAGAAAAGACAACTTCTTTTAGTGATCCGTCTAAAAACAAGGTTGTACTTGGTGATTATATCGAATTGGAAAACGTCACACCGCTGGCTATTTGGGAACTTCAAGCGCAAATTGAAGAAGCTAAAAAACAAATAGAAGAAACGAAGACGTGGAAAGTAGAATTATTTAGCACTAGTGGTTCTACTTTTAAAAACAATGCTGGCACTACACAACTTATTGCAAGAGTTTACGATGGGAAAACAAACATAACGAATAGTATTGAGCGTGGTGATTTTATTTGGGAGAAGATAAACAATGACGGTACACATGACTTAGTTTGGGAAGACGCACAAATAGGCGTAGGTAATGTTGTTAATATATCTGGAGAAGACGTTTTTATCAATGCTACTATTAGATGTTCGGTTAATCAAGGAAGTGAAGCTAGCATATTAATGATTAATGAAGAAGAAAGTTATATGTATGCTGAACTTCCACGCGAATTCCCTGCTGGGATAGAAGTAAATTTATCGGTTATGCAATGTGCGCAAATAGACGTGGAAAATGGTTATATATACTGGTCGCAAGAATATTATGGAAGTAAAAAAAGTAAAGTCGGTGGACAACAATCATACAATATTTATAGAACTACGCTTGATGGTACTTTCGTCGATATGATGTGGATTCTCGGCGGAGGACATGGGACTATGTTTGGCGTGGACACTTCATCTGGTGAGGCGCACATCTGGTCTTATTATGTAACACCATTGCCCCAAGCAGAGAAGGCGATAGCAATGTTTAAATATGTCCCTTTGAAAGAACAGTTTTACGATGAGTCGATGGCATTTAAACTTGAAGCGCCTGACGGTTTCCGAGTAACATACGATAAAACAAGCGACTATGTAGTTATGAGTCCAGGCGTTTCAAATTTAAGTATTAATGTTTTTAAAAAGTCTGATTTATTAGCCGGCAGAATAGCTCCTTTATATACATTTAGGACAAAAGACTGTGGATTTACAACTACTTTATATACGTTGCAAGGAATGCATGTAATGTTTCCATACGCGTATTTGTCAGCCGGAGGGAGTTTTACAGGCACTGATAAAAATCAAGTTTGGTGTTGGGATATGATTAATAATAGTTTAGTTTATCATCATGTTTTTCAAAAAAAATACTATCCTGCACAAGGTTCAACTAACGAATGCGAAGGAGCGTATCCATTTCTTGATGCAAATGGCAAGCGAATGATGCAGCTAAATTTAGGGCAAGGAGAGGCGGGCAAACGATACAATCGTATTTATGCTATGCCAGAAGAAAGGATGTTGGATAATGACAATTAGAGCAGCAGCGGAAATAACATTAACAGATATTAACGATGCAATAGTAGCTGGTGAAGCACCGTTAAACCCGACCACCGATTTACTGTGGATGGATAGTAGTGTGACACCAAATGTTTTGAGAAGGTGGGATGGAGAAAAATGGGTGAGTCAAACATTAGATATTAAGGAAGCAGATCCAGAAATTAACGAAAAAATAGAAGAGGCGATTACCGTTGCGAACAATGCATTGATTGAATCAGTTAGTAATCATAAACCGGTTTTTGATAAAACTCAGCCAAGCGCTCCAGTCGAAGGTGACACATGGTTTAAAATAGACGAAAACACTAAAACAATTGTTGGTGTTTTTACTTGGAACGGGAATAGTTGGGTAGAATTACCTTTGGATTACAACGCATTGCGTGTGGGTAAACTTTCCGCTATCACTGCCGAGCTTGGTGATGTGAAGAGTGGTAGCATTACTGGTGCGGAATTTATTCATAACATAAATTACAAAGATAGCGACGATAATCTTTACACTGGAACTGTCAAAATGAATGATGACGGGTTCAATTCAACTTCATATTTGCCTACGGGTATAGGGTCGGCAGTATTAGAAAGCATCATCAGTACATTAGGCGGATACAAAGTTGCGCAGAAACTAATCGATGTTGCCGGGGAAAGTAGCCTAGGAAATTCTATTTTAACTAGTAAATCTCTGCAGTTTAATGAGAATGGAAATATTAAGCTTTCAATTGATGCAGATTCGTTTTATTCAACATCCTGGCAGAACCTAATATTGAATTCCGGATATTCAACAGCGGAAAGTAACACACCTCAATACAGAGTCGTATGTGTTTTTGGAATTAGATTTGCTATCTTCCGCGGTCAAGTTCAAAAATCAACTGCGTGGACTGCTACAAATAATGCTTTCGCTTCTGTTCCTTTTGAGGTCCAAACAACGAAAACCGCGATGGCTTACGCACCAACAAACAAAGCGAGTGGTGGGCGTGTTCATGCTTCATCAAGTAACGCGATGGGATTTATACCAGCGGAAACGAGCATTACTTATTTTGCGTTAAATCAATTATTTTATGTTTTAGATTAAAGCCAATTCGGCTTATTTTTTATGTCAAAAAGTAGGAAGTGTAGTGAATGAAAAAATGGTTGATAAATTTAAAGAATCAATTATTGAATAAGAGTTATAAAGATGTTTTTAGTATTCTTTTTTCTTTACAAGTATCTCTATTCAGCTTTGCGACAGGCGCATTTTTGATTATCAGAGGTGATGCAGTTGCAGAAGGAAGCGACACGTATAAATTGATGGATGACTTGATGAATATGGACACATGGGGACTATTCTTTATAGTCAGTTCTGTGTTGATTTTGATATCGATATTTCAAACAAGTAAAGCAAAATATATCAATATGCTGATTGGTGGGATCGTAGGAGTATTCATTTTGTTTCTTTACGCATCTGCTAGCGCAGAAGGTCAGTCGCAGTGGTTGCTCCCAGTTCGATACGGTTTGAGCGCTTGTTTTAATTTATTCATCGCGGGAGTGGGAGGTTTCGAATTGTGGAAGCTGAAAAACAAGTAGGATATGTGACGAGATTAGAATTACTAGAGCATGAAAGCAAGTTGAAGATAGATGTATCAAAAGATATTGAGAAAATAGAAAACAAAGTTGATGTGTTAGGTGACGACTTAAGCGACTTAAAAGATATTGTTATTCCTCTTTCGATATCACTAGATCAAATTGCAAAAAATACAGAGAGAACAGCGACAACATTAGATCGCTTTGCAAGTGATACAACGATTCATTTACATGATCACGATATCGAATTAACGGAAATTAAAGCAAAATCGGAGAATGAGGAAAGGGCAAAAACAAAGGCAAAAACAAGCGACGTTGGCGTGACTGTCGCAATAATCGGTCTTATTGGAGCAGTGATTACAACAATAATTACAATTGCTCCGATGTTATGGAAATAATAAGGAGGTGAGGAAAAATAATGAAAATTAACTGGAAAGTAAGAATGAAATCGAAGGTCTTTTGGGTGTCGGTTATCCCGCTAATTTTAGTACTAGTACAGCAGGTACTTGGTTGGTTCGGCGTAACAATTCCTGCTGACACTATCAACAAAGAAGCGCTAGATATGATTAACAGTGTATTTCTATTGCTCGGTGTGTTAGGAGTAGTGAACGACCCCACAACAAGCGGAACAAGTGACAGTGAGTTAGTACTAAAAAAAAATAAAAATGAAGAGGATGATAAATGATGGCATTAACAGAGGCATGGTTAATCGAAAAAGCAAATCGTAAATTAAACGTTTCTGGAATGAATAAATCTGTAGCAGATAAAACCCGAAATGTAATTAAAAAAATGGCGAAAAAAGGAATCTATTTGTGTGTTGCGCAAGGTTATCGCTCGTCAGCAGAACAAAATGCACTGTACGCACAAGGCAGAACAAAACCTGGCGCAGTTGTCACAAATGCGAAAGGTGGACAATCTAATCATAATTACGGTGTAGCGGTAGACTTGTGTTTATACACAAGCGACGGAAAAAATGTTATTTGGGAGTCAACAACTTCGCGCTGGAAAACAGTTGTATCAGCTATGAAAGCAGAAGGATTTGAGTGGGGCGGAGATTGGAAGTCTTTTAAAGATTATCCGCATTTTGAATTATATGATGCTGCTGGTGGTGAAAAAGCTCCGGCGACTTCTACAAGCTCAAATAAGAACGTTTACTACACAGAAAATCCGCGAAAAGTTAAAACACTAGTACAATGTGATCTATACAATTCAGTAGACTTCACTGAGAAGCATAAAACCGGTGGCACATATCCGGCTGGCACAATATTCACGATTTCTGGGATGGGGAAAACGAAAGGCGGAACACCTCGCTTGAAGACGAAGAGCGGTTACTATCTCACTGCCAACACGAAGTTTGTTAAAAAGATTTAGTTTTTTCGCCCTCGCTTTTGCGGGGGTTTTTTTATTTTATAAATAGGATACTTTCGTGATACTTTGAAAAATGTGAATTAGATTACAATGGAAGTAGTGATTTTAAGATAAAAACTAAAATATTTTTAACTGTTAATGAAACCCTCTGTTTCAAGGGGTGCAAAGAAGGGCGCAGAGGTGTTAAATTTGGCTTTTTATCTTTTTTTTGAGTTACATGTTGTATCTTTTGATAAATCTCCCAAATGGGAGATACAAGGATATTGTACTGTTTGACCAAATTTGATATTGGATTTTGATTTTGGAAAAAGGTTTACAAGTACGCTTTGAGTGATATATGATAATTGATACAGCATATATGTATACTTAGTCTACATATGTGTGTACTTAATAGACATATAGTTTATTGCAAATAGATAGAGAAGATGTGACACATATCAAATACATAAAGAGGGATGTTTATGGAAGTACTTGGTTTTCATGGAACATATTATTATAAGGCCGAAAAAATAATAAGAGAAAAACATTTTACTTACACAAAAAGACCTGACCATTGGTTGGGTTGGGGGATTTATTTTTATATCAATGATTTTTCAGCAGCAGATCTTTGGGTTAAGCGTTCAAGTAAATATAGGAATGCAAAAACTCCTAAGCCCAAAGTCGGAGTTTTGAAAAACACTATAAAAGTTGATGAAAAGAATTTATTAGATTTAGACTCAAGAGACGGTTTGCAAATTCTTGAAGATTTCATAAAAGAAATAGAGGGTGCAAGACTAAAAGTAGTATTAAGTGATGAAAGTAAAAATGCAAACACTTGTCAGATTATTAATTTGTTGGATGATGATATTCATGTTGTGAAAAGAACTTTTTCAGAAAATCCGAAGGTGAAAGCTAGATATGCAGGAACAATAAAGAATTGTTTTGATGTTGTTCAAACTCAACAACTTTGTATAAGGGACATGAGCATTTTTAATTATGAAACATTGAGTATTTGTTAGTGATACATTTCATAGTAGGAGGCTTTTTGAAATGAAAAAACCATTTGATGTTAGTAGCTTTTTAGAGAGAGCAAAAAAATTAGGTATTGAGGTAGAAGAAAATGTCTCTGAGGAAGAGGCGGGTTTATTTGCATACTCAAAAAGTTCACAAAAACTAAAAAAAGTAAATATTAATGAGCTTTTTGCATGCGATTCTGTTGAGGTATCGAATATCCATTTCAATGAGTTAATAGAAAGTATTTCTATTAACTTTAAAGATGTGATTGATGAATCTTGTTCAGAAGATACTGGAAAAATGAGTATAAAAATAAAAAAAATAATTAGTAAAGTTGAAAATAACAAAATTAACCTCACTGATTCAATTCAAAAAAACTATTTTGAAACTATGGCTGATTTAAATATGAGCAATAAATTTTTTGAAGATAAAACACTCTTTTTTTTCGAAGATGTTATAAAAAAATCGAACGTTATTTCGCATGCAGCTTAAAGAAACTCTAAGGAAGGAGAAATGACATGGAACCAGTCATAGAATTTGATGCTTATGAAATTATTAATTTAGAATATAAAAATGTTGAAAATCAACGAATAGAAGAACTTGAAAATGAAAGCTCGAATATTCAGAGGACAATTAAAATAGGTCTTTCCGAAGATGTAACATTTGGGGCAGTGAAATTACATATCAGTGTAGTAGATAATGAAAACAATAGAGAAATCAACCTTGAAATTTTAGGTAAATTTATTATTAATGGGGAATTAAGCAAGGACGAAGCTAGTTTGTACTTAGGTACTAACGGAGTGGCCATTTTGTATCCTTACGCGCGATCTATTATATCATTTATTAGCACGTTAGACTCTGAGAATGCAATAGTTCTACCAACAATAAATACATCTGACAATGAACCTGTTGAAGAAAAGCCTTAACGCACCAAGTTAGGGCTTTTTTTATGCAAAAAAACACGCTAAACATAAGCTTAGCGCGTTTGTTATATCAATTCGTTTTATCTAAAATCGGTTTAAAGTATTTATATTCCGCATCTCTACGTGCTTTTATGGCATCATCTTTCTTTTCAAATCTGCCTAAAAAATGTAATTTTTTTTGAAAGGTAATAGAAGCTTCCCATTTATTTCTTTTCTCATTCCAACGCACGCCCTTTATCCCACTTTTGTTTCTTGCTGATAGGCTTCTAGTTAAAGCTGATTTCATAGTACCGTCTGCTGCGTCTACTTCTAGTTTTCTTTTAAGTGCGTTTTTCTGTGCGGTCTCAGACCTTAAATTCTTATCCGCATATTTACGACCAGTATCTTCGGATAAACATCCACAAGATCGAACGTGTCCACGCTTCAAGTTGTGCGCTAATACTTCTTTTTCATTACCGCAAACGCAAACGCATTTCCACAACGCATTCCCATTTTCCGAACGAACAAACTCTTTAACTGTCAGTCTTCCAAATTTCTTACCTGTCAAATCGATAATATGATTGTTCATCAGTATTCACCTCAAATTTTTTCTATAATCATAAAATCAGTAGAAGCATCCACATATGCCGTAAAGTGTTTAGTAGCATTAACAGCGTCAGCGAGTTGCGTTATAGTATCATCAGACATTTCCAGCTTAATTTTTTCACCATCTAGCAATTCAAGGCTTATTTCATCTGTGTTATAGCCGTATTTTTCAAATACATTAATTAATTCTTGTATAATAGCATCATTATTTATTTCTTCTTCAATTTCGTAGAATTCGTCTAAGATTTCACCAGGTGTAAACTCGAAAACGTCCGCTATTAAACGCACATTTTTTGCAGACATTTGGTCAACAGTTTTTGAATCAGCGCTTCTTATTGTTTGATGTGCCAGTCCAGTTGCATTGCCTAATTGATAAATTGTCCATTCTTTGTTTTCTAGGTATTTTTTAATAAATCCGGCCATTTTATTTTTCCTCACTTTCAATATATCTGAAAATCACTGTGTAAAATCCCATGTCGTCTTTATCGTCTTCGCGTTCTCCGTACACAACTTCTAACTTAGTTCCAGCAGGCAATAATACTTCTTTTTCGTTTTCGCAATCTTCTGCACCTAGCGCTGTTGCTTCTTCTTTGTTGCTATAATCTACAACGTGGCAAGGTGCTTCGTTTTCAATTTCAAAATTATATTCCACGGGCAATCATTACAAACAGTGAAATCGCCACCATCTGTCCAACTTTCTTGCTTTTCTAATGTAATTACTTGGCCTTCCTCGAAACCTAATTCCCAGTTAGTTCTTATATTACGTCCAAGTCCTGAAATTTTAGCATTGATATCTTTAGCGATTTCATTTCTGTCTATTGTTTGCATTATGTACGCCTCCCGTTTCTTTACTATATATAGTATAACACGATATATTTGATTAGTCAATTATATTTGATTATAAAAATAAAAAAATGCCCCGAAATTTTTCATTCAGGGCTATTATCTAATGAAATTATTTCAGTTTTTCTTTGCTTTATTGCAATTTCTAGTTCTTCCAAGTCTTCTAAAGTGGCTTTTTTCTTAATAAAAGATCGCGCAGCTGAACGGCTTTTTAAATAATTTGCATGTTCTTTGTTTTTTTCTTGCCAGTTTTTGTTTGCTTTCAACTGCGCATCAGAGGTCGTTTTTTTCGTCATAATTAATCACTTCCTATTTTTTATTAAATACACTAAACAAGCTAATGTAGTCAGTATAGCAATGATAGTTAATGCTGTGTTCTGAAAGTAACTAGCGAGTCCGTTAACACAGATAACAATTAATATAATCCAGATATATTTATTCATAATTTGTGAAAGGCATGTTATAATTTAATAGAGGGAGGGGAATTTCACCCCTCTGAATTTACTTGTCCTTGTTTTTATCTTTCTTGCGTAATGTTATCAGCGCTACTGCAAGAGTGATAATTTCGAGGACTGTTTTTATTTCCTCTAAAACATCCTTCACTGTCTCAACTCCTTTCTATACTTATATTATAATACATGTATTATGCAAAGTCAAACATTATTTTATTTTAATCCTATTTACCGCTTGATTTCAAGAACGTTTGTTCGTATAATGTGTACAAGAGGTGACGGAAATGTATAATTTAATTGATGATATTTTAGAGCATTCAATAGTATTAGCAGATGCGTTAAAAAGAAATTGGTCAATAGAAGTACTGTTTTTAAAGAATGATCATCATGTGCGATACAAGTATGTAGTTCCTGTTTATTTGGACCACGAAAGAAATATAGTTCAATTACAGCGCTATGACGAACGAATAATCGACATTAATATAGAAGATATTATTTTCTGCGAGGTTATGACGTGAGAGTATACAGCTTTAATGATTTTAAATATATTTGCTATGTGGAGGGAAAGAAGAACGCTGTTGAAAAAATCTTCTCTGGACTACTTGAAACAAAAAAGTTAAAAGCTTTTTATAGAAAAGTAGAGAAAAAACATCTTGATATAAATACTATTTATAACGAATATTTATTTCAATGTAAAAACAAATAA